ACTGGGGCGACTGTTCTGGAACTGGATCCGGAAACCGGGCGTCAAATCCGCGTTGAGGCCCATGGCGGACATTTTGGCGGTTCGCTCGACGGTGTGGCGCTTGACCTGCTTGAGGCACCGAAAACCTGGCATGTGCTTGAGTTCAAGACGCATGGCACAAAGAGTTTTGCCGATTTGACGGCGAAAGGCGTGGCGCTGTCCAAGCCCCAGCATGCCGCGCAGATGCAGATCTACATGCACCTGACCGGGATTACTCGGGCACTTTACATGGCGGTCTGCAAGAACACCGACGCGCTCCATATCGAGCGGATCGAGGCTGATGGCGCGATGGCTGAGCGGCTCCTTGAAAAGGCAGGCCGAGTCATCTTCGCCCAGCATCCACCCGCGCGGATCAGCGAGGACCCCGCGTGGTTCGAATGCCGGTTCTGTGATCACCACATCGCCTGTCATGAGGGTGGTGCCACCGCCGTGACTTGTCGATCATGCCTGCACGCCACGCCGGTTGACGGCGGGTGGCACTGCGCCCGGCACGACCGAATGCTCACGCCTGCTCAGCAGCGTACCGCCTGCGGCAAACATCTCTTCATCCCAGACCTCGTGCCGGGTGAGGTCATCAATGCGGGGGACGACATCGTCACCTACCGCATGTCCGATGGCTCCACCTGGTCAAATGACGCCCGTACCACGGAGGCCGCGCCATGCTGACCCTGCGCCCATATCAACAGGCCGCGATCGCTTCGATCTACGGCTATTTCCAAACCAACAAAGGCAATCCTCTGGTGGTGATCCCAACAGCCGGGGGCAAGTCGCTCGTCATGGCCGCTTTCATCGAAGGTGTGCTGAAAGCCTGGCCCGATCAGCGTATTCTGATTGTAACCCATGTGCGTGAGCTGATTGCGCAGAACCATGCCGAAATGATCGGCCTTTGGCCCGATGCTCCGGCAGGCATCTATTCGGCGGGCTTGGGCAAACGCGATGCGCAAGCGCGCATTCTCTTTGCGGGTATCCAGTCGATCCATCGCCGTGCCTCCGAGATTGGCCACACAGATCTGGTGCTGATCGACGAGGCCCATCTGATCCCGGGTAACTCCAGCACCATGTACCGGCGTTTCCTTGATGCGCTGCAGGTGATTAACCCGACGCTTAAGGTGATCGGTCTTACCGCCACGCCGTTCAGGACCGACAGCGGCATGCTGCATGAGGGCAAGTCGGCACTCTTCACCGATATCGCTTTTGAAGTTCCGGTGCGCGATCTGATCGATCAAGGCTATCTCAGCCCGTTGGTTTCCAAGCAGCCTGACACGCGGCTGGATGTCTCAAAGGTGGGGACCCGGGCTGGTGACTTCATTGCGCGCGATCTCGCGGCTGCGGTCGATCAGGACGCCATCACACGGGCTGCTGTCAACGAGATCATTGAGTACGGACGCGACCGTAAGTCCTGGCTGGCTTTCTGCTCAGGCGTGGATCACGCGCGCCACGTTGCGGAGGAATTCCATCGTCGGGGCATAAGGTGCCGCACCATCTTTGGCGACACGCCCAAGGAAGAGCGCGATGCGATCATCGCGGCCTTTAAACAGGGTGAAATCCGTGCGTTGGCGTCGATGGGCGTGCTGACCACGGGCTTCAACGCCCCAGCCGTCGATCTCATTGCGCTGCTGCGGCCCACGAAATCCGCAGGTCTCTATGTGCAGATGGTCGGTCGTGGTACGCGCCTGGCACAGGGCAAGGAAAACTGCCTCGTCTTGGATTTTGCGGGCAATGTTCGCCGACACGGGCCGATTGATCTCGTGCGCCCAAAGCGCCCTGGTGAAGGGGGTGGTGGTGAGGCCCCGACCAAGGACTGCCCGATGTGCGAAAGTATCATTGCGCTTTCGTCCACCGAATGTCCGGACTGCGGGTACGAATTCCCGGCCCGTGAGGTGAAGATCGCACCGACGGCCGCTGCCCTGCCAGTTCTGTCGCCAAAAGCGTCGCAATGGCTGCCGGTCCATGGCGTCTCCTACAGTCGGCACAACAAGCTGGGCGGGCGGCCCTCGCTGAAGGTCACCTATAGCTCCGGGCTCACGTCCTACAGCGAATGGGTCTGTATCGAGCATCAGGGCTATGCGCGCCAGAAGGCTTCGGACTGGTGGCGCAAGCGCGCGCTCGGTCTGCCCGTACCGCTCAGCGTCGATGAGGCCATCCTTCAGGCTGGTGAACTCGCACGCCCCAGTGCGATCTCGGTCCGCCCTTCGGGCCGCTATTTTGAAATCACAGGTTACAGGTTCGATCCATGCGCCCAACCCACCCCGGCCTCTGTGCCGTCTGCCACCGGCAACCTCGCGGCTTTGGCTGGTTCGACGCTGGTTTCCGCATCTCCGACCTGCGGCGTGACACGAGCCGCAAGTACCTCTGCTCTCGCACCTGCCAGGACATCTGCCACAGGAGGAAGGGTATGATCGATCCCACCCCGAATGAGAGCGAGGCCGTAACTGTCGGCGGCCAACAAGGGGGTGAATACCTCGAAAGTATCGGTAAATCTGATCTCACCACCCTGACCGAGGCCGAATGGGACTGCTTCCTAGATGCGGTTGTCGCCGGATATTGTGATCATCTGCGTGAGCTTGCGGGCCAGGACCGCACACGGCTCGACGCCATGACCTCGGAGGTACCCTTCTGATGGCTGAGACATCGTATATGGCGCGGTTCGGCGCACGGCTGGTCACCAATGGCTATGCCATTCTGCCGATCGGTCCAGGCACCAAGAAGCCCGGGCAGTTCAAGCGTGGGACGTGGGCCGATTACCCGGAGTGGAATCGTCATGCTGAGCGGGCCACGACCGATGTGGAGGTCGCGACCTGGTCGGCGTGGCCTGATTGCGGCATCGGCATCGTTGGCGGTGCGGTTGCTGCTGTCGATATCGACATCGTTGAGGATGCTGAACTGGCAATCCAGATCGAGCGACTGGCGCGCGACCGGCTGGGTGACACGCGCGCCCTGCGGATCGGAAAGGCTCCGAAGCGCATGCTGATCTACCGCGCGGCTGCGCCGTTTCGGGGTATCAAGCACCATCCGCTGGAAGTGCTCTGCCTCGGCCAGCAGTTCGTGGTCTATGCCACCCACCCGGATACTGGCTCGCCCTATGCCTGGCCGGATGAAGGCTTGGCCGACCTCGACATCACTGATCTGCCGGAGATTACCGCTGATGCAGCGGCTGCGTTTCTGGATGAGGCCTATGCGTTATTGCCTGAAGCCCTGCGCCAGCGTGGGTTGGCAGCATCCACGTCATCTGCGAAACACCTACGTTCGCACAGTCAGATTGGCACAGTACCGGCGATTATTTCAGCGCTTGAATGGCTGCCCAATGACGAGCTGGACTATGACAGCTGGATGCGGATCGGCATGGCGCTGAAAGGCGCGCTTGGTGATGCTGGCAGTGATCTCTTCGCTGACTGGTCAGCGCAGGCTGCCAAGGACATGCCCGCGACCACGGCCAAGGCCTGGGCCAGCTTCAAGCCTGACCGGATCGGTGCGGGCACGATCTATCACCTCGCGATGGAGCGCGGATGGCAGCCTAATGCCTCTCTATGTCTGGACGGCTCTTCAGCTTGTGATGGGGAGCATCCTGCGGCGGGGCTGCTGTCCAGGTTGGGCGTTCGATCCGACCAAGGCGGTGATATACCGGCCAGCCCACCATTCACGCTGGTAATGCCGGACGGTCTGGTGGGCGATCTTACGGAGTACATGCTGAACACCGCCCGGCGTCCGCAGCCGCTGCTGTCGCTTGGGGCCAGCCTCTGTGCCATCGGCGCGCTGATGGGGCGGCAATACCGCACGACAAGCAACCTGCGCTCAAACCTCTATGTTGTGGGAATCGCCGATAGCGGATCGGGCAAGAACCATGCCCGCGAGATCATCAACGAGACCTTCTTCGAGGCCGGCCTTGCCCACCACCTTGGCGGCAACAAGATCGCATCCGGCGCGGGGCTCTTGACTGCGCTGCACCGCCAGCCCGCGATCCTGTTCCAGATCGACGAGTTCGGCATGTTTCTGGCGGCCGCCGCTGACCGCAAACGCAGCCCGCGTCACATCACCGAAATCCTCGACAACATGACCGAGCTTTACACGGCAGCTGGTGGTATCTTTCTTGGTGCGGAATATGCCAACCGGGACGGGTCGAACGAGCGGCGGGATATCAATCAACCCTGCCTGAGTGTCTATGGCACCACGACGCCTTTACACTTCTGGGGGGCACTCCAAGGCGCGAACGTCGTCGACGGCTCGCTTGCCCGCTTTCTGATCCTGCCGAGTGATGAGGATTACCCGGACGAGAACATCGCCGTGGGCATGCGCCAGGCCGATCCCGCGCTGATCGCCGGGTTGCAAAGCGTGGCCTCTGGTGGTGGGCACCAGAAAGGCAATCTTATGGGCAAGACGGCGGATCAGAACACCACCGTGACGCCGATGATCGTGCCCATGACCGATGAAGCCCGGGCACGGTTCAACGCGCTCAGTGTCGAGTTGACGGGGGAGTTGCGGGCGGCCGCTGGTACGGCATGTACGGCGATCTTGGCGCGCATTGGTGAAAACGCGCTGAAGCTGGCATTGATCGTGGCGGTGGGGCGTGATCCTGCAAAGCCTGAAATCGATCTGACGGCCACAGAATGGGCCATTGATTTTGTGCGGTATTACGCGCAGCGGACCATGGCTGCGGTGGAGCGTCATGTGGCTGATACGGAAACCGAGGCCCATCTGAAGCGGCTTAAGGAAATTATCCGCGCAGCTGGATTCAAGGGGATCACCAAATCCGAGGTCACACGAGCATCACAGTGGTTGAAATCCCGCGACCGAAATGAGATTCTGGAAACGCTGATCGAAAGCGGGGATATCACCACCGGCATGCGTGAGACCGGCGGCCGTAGGGCCATGGTTTACCGAATTGTCAGGTGACCGACAGGCTTCTTTCAAAACGAGGCTTTCTTCAATTGAAAGAAGTTGAGGTCTAAGTGGTTGTCCAAAAATGAATTTTTGACTTCCTTCACTTCTTTCAATCTTTCAAGAGGACACTTGTATATATGTGTGTGCTCGCGCGCGCGGTTAAAAAAGGAAGAGGTACCTATTGAAATAAAAGAAATATTGAAGGAAGGTATATTATACATACTGTTCAACACCTT